CAGCATTCAACCTCCCTCTGAGGAATACGGATGTCAGGTGATCCTCTCTGACACAGTGTGTCATGAATCTCTTGCCAGTATTCTGGTCTGGTGACTTTGATTGTATATTTCATATCAAAGCATTGTGTTTCTTACAAATCTGTAGGTTGTTACACCACTCATCCCTAGTTCTGGTGTGGCTTGAAGTTTAACAATGCCACTCTCTATAGTGGCACCAATTGATACGATTAAATTATTATCACTCATGATAGCATATTCTTGAATAGAAACTCCAGAAGTATGCTTGATGATCATCGCTTTTTGAGCTTGCGTATTCTCATTCTCTTGGAAATGTAATGTATATTCAGCAAACTTAAAATCATAATCAAGTTGGTTGAAAGTATCAATATTTTCAGCGACTCCAGCAACAGCAGTCCAATATCCATTACCAACTGTTACACCATGTACTGCTCCAATCTGGAGTGTTGTCTGTGGATTTGTTGTGGCAATACCAACATTAGATGATGTATTAATACCTGCGCTAGTGGTCTCCCAGACACCACTGGCTCCTCCTCCACCACCACCTCCAGCAGAGGGTGAACCAGCAAGAGGAGTGAAGCTTACATCTTTCTTAGATGCCTTAACAATAATGCTCTGATTTTCGGCAAGAATGAGATCGGTAATCGTGAAGTTCGCTCCGACAGATAATGCTTGAGCAAAGATAACCCAACCATTATTCAGATCACCATTTTCATCTGCTATGCCAACCCAAATCTTAGCTGGTTCATACCCTTGGTTGTTAATACCAAGACTGTAATTAGTGCTAGCAGATGCGGTAGTTAAAGTTAGAAGACTACCTGCTGTGGTTTCTGTGGTGATGAGAGATTCAACTCTACCATCTGCACCACCACCAGTTCCAAGAACGTTAAAGGAAACTCCCGCTTTGCGAGCAGAAACTACAAGGGTCTCTCCGTTCTCTACATATAACTTCTCAACATCTACTACTTCTAAGGGATTAATGTAATTATCTTTACGAAAGTATTCTTTGTTTTGAATATCAGCTGCACTAGTTGAGACACCAATAGAGTATCTGGTGCCTTCGTTGGTGTTATTGTTTACATAAACCGTTACGGCTGTTGACGAGGATGCTGTGAAGATTCCAACTGCATTTCCTTTATTCGCATCAGTGGTAACTAAAGATCCTAACTTACCGAAAGCCACGTTATTCCTTCAAAATGCTCGTCTAGATATTTATGTGATATAATGAATAGAAGAAAAAAGTATATGATTGTCGTCACTGGTTATCAAGGATTCATTGGGAAAGAGTTCACACAAACCCTTTGGCATCAGAATCTTTACCGTGTTGAGATGAGTCACTGCTTTCGGTTCTTAGATGAATTTAAGGATTGGAAGAAAGTAAATCTAATCATTCATCAAGGTGCTATCTCTAGCACTGTAGAAAAAGATATTAATAAAATTCACAAGTACAACGTTGACTTCTCAATTAAACTATTTGAGAAGGCAATTGAATATGATATCCCTGTAATCTATGCGTCATCTGCATCTGTTTATGGCAACAAAAAAGATGCGTCAATCAATCCACTAAACTACTACGCTCTCTCAAAAGCAACCGTAGATTATTGGGTTCAAGATAACATTGATAAGTTCAGAAAGATTCAGGGATTTAGATACTTCAATGTCTACGGTGATGGAGAAGAACACAAGGGTGACCAGGCAAGTCCTGTAAGTAAGTTCACCTGGCAGATTAAAAAGCAAGGATACCTCAATCTATTTGAGGGTTCTGATAGGTTCTATCGTGACTTTATCTGTGTCAAGGATGTCGTTCGTCTCGCACTTAATAATAACAAACCCAGTGGCATCTATGATCTTGGCACTGGACACCCTGTAAATTTTCAATACGTTGCTGAGCAAGTAGCGAAAAAAGAAGGTGGTGAGATACGGTATGTACCGTTCCCAGACCACCTGAAAGGAAAGTATCAAGACTATACTTGTGCCAACATGAGTTGGATGAGAGACTATCCTTACATCACGATTCCAGAGTATCTCCAGCTATGACTCTGTAACTATCCTCATCAAAATGCTGAGTTGAGAATTCAAACAACTCAGTATCTTTTAACGCTTGCATACGATGACGCATTCCTGCTGGCACATGGAACTTATCACCCTCTGTTAGAATTTTAATGTCAGCAATTTCAAGATTATCATCCCACGAATATGATAACTCAATGGCACCTTTCTGAACATAGAATACCTCATCCTTCAGTTGATGATAATGCCATGAGCATTTCTTTCCCTGAACGATGTGCAGGATCTTGCCACAGTATCTGTCGCAATTTACAATCCACTTTTCATATCCCCATCCCTTGGGAACAAACTTAATTGGTTCAGCAGCTCTGTGTGTCATACGAAATTAGGACCTCTTCCCCATCCGACTAAAGTTTTGCGAACTCCCTTAGTAACAGGTGTTACTCTATGTAGGAGAAATGATGGAAAGACAACCATGTCACCCCTACCGATCTGGTACTGAAATGGTTTGCAACCATACTTAATCTCTAATACGCCACCCTCATATGCATGACGGTGTGATAAACCTAAAGAAAAACTCAGTTTCCTGACGTGCCCACCATTATATCTGGCAGACGTATCAATGTGCCATGTGTAATGACCATTTTTATCTGCTCTGTATTCACCATACTGAAATGGTTCCCATCCTTCAATATTATACTTCCAGAGTGCATCATTGACACGTCTTGAAAGAGATGTTAACTCTTCATAAACTGACATCAATTCATCAGGAACTTTCTCATCATCAGAAAGCCAACACATCAGTGTAGATCTGATGTCTATTTCATTTTCATTAGATAAATTTTCTGAGTTAACTGTACTAGCGTCAAAAAAACTTTGCGTCTTTGCGTATCTTTCAATGAGACCTAAAGACTTTTGAGAAACAGCATTGGGAATTAACTCAACAAATGCGTTGTGCTCACCAACATTGTCACTAAAAAAATAATCCATCGTTGATCCCCTTGTCGTCTATGTAATAATCACCTGCTGGTTTACCCATATGAAGTTCATGAAACTTACAACCCCATTCTTTCAATTGGTTATATGTAAAGTTATAGAACTCTTGATAGGCTAACATTCTAGAGTTCTTGAATCTACCCATGCCTCTGGCAGTCAAGTAAACAATGTAATTGCCCTTGTCATACAGAGAGTTAATCTTATCAATCCTTTTTTGTATGGGATGTGCTCCAGTGTATCTGGTCTCCTCAGTTGTACCAGGAATACAAATGGTTCCATCAATGTCTACTACATATCTCATTTTACCTCAAGATTCATTTGATTTAAATATTCTACGTCCTCTTCACTTAGGACATAAGTTCCCTGATGCTGAACAGCAATCGCTGCTGCTTTGTTCGCAAACATAATAGCATGAGAAATATCTTTTGTATAGAGGTAATCGTATGTCAACGCAGCAAGAAAAGTATCCCCAGCACCTACTAAGTCTGAGATAGAAACTTTATCAGTAGGATACCTTTCACCCTTATAGATTGCACCCTGCTCACCAAGAGTAACGATAAGATTATCAATCTTTACTTGAAGTTTTTGATATTCTCTCAGGTTTATCTTGACAAAGCATTCGTCTTTATCTGGAAGAACTTTCTTCTTACTATCAATAAAAATTGGGCAAGTATAAGTCTCAGCGATCTGGAGAATTTTATCAAAACTTAGAAACCCTTTATCATAATCAGAGATGACAATGGCATCAAATGTTTGTGGTGGAAGAACATTAAGATAGGGAGTTACCTTATCTTCAATGTCCATTCTAAGAAGATGTTGATTATATCTTTCATCAACGTATCTCGTCTTTACAATCTTCTCACTATTAGTGATGTGAGTTACTTTGATACCAAAAGAATCTAGATTCTCTGCTACGTTGGCAGACATTCCCTGCCGAACTTCTCTTCTGGTGTACCGAAGAACAGGAGCACTAGACTCTGGGTTCAGTCTTTCAATCTTACCGTAGACATACTGATCCTCACACGTCTCCCCCAGAAGTAACACGCTGAATGATTTCTGTTGACGAGTAACCTTCGATGCGATCGAAGAACTTAAGGGATTTAGCATGTTCACTACCAATAACTTTCCTGCCTTTCCAGTCAGATCCTACGATCATTATAGCAGGTTTAATCACTTCCACTAGTTTTTCTAACTCTTCTGGTGAGTCAAAGATGAACACCTGATCTACTGGATCAAGGTGTTCCAGCATATACTTTCGTTCTTTATCCGTGTAGATGGGACGAGAGGGTCCTTTAATAGACTTAACTCTCTCGTCTGAATCAATAGCAACTATTAAAATATCACCTTGATCCTTAGCGTGTTTCAATAGTTCTACATGTCCACGATGAAGCACATCGAATGTGCCGTTGACGAAAACATATTTCATCGTTGAGTTGGTCATTGACCAGTATATTTAATCATTGGGAACTTTCACCAGTTTACCAATTTCTGGAAGATACATGTATTCAATGTCACTCTTTTTCAGAGTATCTACAGCATCCTCAAGTGTTTCTACAAGAGCGTCCCCACCAAGATTGAAACTAGTATTAAACAGAATAGGTACACCACTCAACTCCTTGAATGCAGAGATCAATTCATAGTAAGCAGGGTTCTGTTCTTCAGTGACGGTCTGGATACGGCAAGTTCCATCTTCATGAATGATAGAAGGAACTTTCTCCTCTACACCAGGGAGACACTCACAGGCATACATCATGTGAGGAGTCTCATCACGACCAGCAAGATCAAACCACTCATGAGCTTCCTCTGCCAGCATAGAACCAGCGAACGGACGGAAGAACTCACGTTTCTTAACCACGTTTACGATGTCCTTACCATCAGGGATGGTGGGATCAAATAGGATAGAACGATTACCCAGAGCACGAGGACCCCCCTCAGAACGACCCTGGAAGATGGTTACAATGTTTCCGTCACGGATTAGTTGGGCAACCTCCTTTGCGTTCGTCTCAGAGGTTTCTAGACCCTCTAGAGAGTCTTCATAAGTAGCAGGATCATACTGTGGTCCATAATACACATCAGTTTGACTCATATCAGGCACCTCTTCACTCTCTTGCTCAAGCAAGTTAGCATAGACGAACTTAGCACCACCAATAGAAGTGCCACCATCATGAGAGATGGGTTCGCAGTAGATGTTCAGGTCAGGGAAACGTTTCCAATACTTCCAGTTAGCAACACAGTTAAGACCATATCCACCACAGATAACAATGTTTTTCTCACCAGTAATCTCAACTGCCTTCTCGATGAGTTCCATCATGCGATTCTCAGTTGCTTCCTGAACAGCGTATGCCATGTCTTTCTGGATTTGTGTGTACTCACCAGGACGGTGATCCAGCATATCCTCTGCAAGAATAGGATAACGTTCGGCATTAACCTTGGCACCATTGGGATAGGTGGGGATAATAACATCACGATTTACCCAACCATCACGAATCAATTCAGGTAGTTCGGAATTGGGTTTACCATAGGGAGCAAGACCCATAGTTTTACCTGCTTCAATAGAAGGG